ATCTTGCATATTGGCAAGTTTATCCATCAAACCTTGAAAGTGTTCTTTTAGTTTGTTTATATGCTCATCCATGTTAAGGGCTTCTGCTACAAGTCTGAATGTTTCCTTGACCCTATCAAAAGCCTCTTTCACTCTTGCAATAAGTCCACCCAGACCGCCAAAGGACGAAATCAATGAGTAGACGGCTGCAACAACAGCAGCTATTATTGCTACAACAACAGCAGCCGATGATGCAAAAGCCGCAAAGCCACTTGACGCTGCCGTAGACGCTCCTGCCGTTGCTGACATGCCTGCCGCTATCTCATGCAGGTTTTTTAATCCCACCAAAACTGTTGCAAATTTAAAGAATCCTGCAGCACCAGAAGTGGCGAACTCTGCAAATTTGAACAATCCTATAGCCCATGCAAGTTTTTCAATCATGCCTGCTATATCATCTGCTGATTTTCCATCAAGCCATGAGTTGAGCATATCAACAAAATCTTTAAATGAATCGCTACCAACAAATTTCATTAGTGCTTCTGCGATATGAGTAATTCCTAGCCCTATACCTTCTAAGACTTTTTGTACATCCTCATCAGATATGGAATCCATAAGATATTGAATGTTGTCAAGGAACGCTTGAAAACCCTCGCTTTGTGTAAATTCTCCAATGGATTTTCCAATGTTTCCAAATGCATTGGTCATCCCAATGTCGATTCTTTCCAACAATCCCACAAACGACTCTTCAAGAGGTTGTAATTGTGACCTGAGTTTTTCAAGATCAAAAGAATCTACAACGTCCGAAATCGTGTGCATTAAATGTGGAAGTCCTTCTTCGACCATAAATCTTATATATTCAAGGACAACGTTTTTCATCACATCCTCGAATACCCCGCCCAAGAAGTCGGCTACTTTATATAACGCACCTAACAATTCGATGACACCATCTAAAAGATTGTCAAACGACAATTCAGATGACCACCGCACCATATACCACGTAACATTACGCGCATGTTCAACAAGAATTGCAAATATGTCTCTTATGCCACGGAATATCTGAACTCCCCTAGACGCACCATTTACAACCTCATCCCAAGATTCTCTGAAATTCTTGGCCAAGTTGCCAATAACAATCATCAAATCTGCAATAATCCTGAGAATGTTTTTAAACATCTCAACAGACGCATCTTCATTCCACACCTGAATAAAAGCGTCCCACACAGATTTTGCCAATTGTTTTAATTGATCTTTCATATATTGAAAGGCAAACTTGAAGTACTCTTTTACCGCGTCCCATGCCTTTTTCAGAGGAGCTAAGAAATCCTCGAACATCTTCTTTATCTTGTTAGCAAGGTCTTTGATCCAATCGGGAATTTCTACCTCTTCCCAAGCATCTTCCCATCCGTCATATGGATTTGCACCGCCACCGCCACTATTCTCAGCAAGGATATTAAGCTCATCAATACCCATAGTAAGATTCTTAGCGGACTTGGATGCCCCATCTAAGGATTTTGCGTAATTGCCAACATTCTTCTTTGCCTTAGTAAATGATGATGCCCCGGTCAATGCAGCCATCAACATTCCTATATAACTCAGAAGAAGTGCTATCTTATCTACGATTGCATCTATGATAGGCGCAATAAAGTTAATAAGTGGTGCAAATACGCTTACGATTGATCTTCCTAAATATTGGAAATCAGCAACCAATACTGAAATGCTGTTATTAAACTGTGTTCCCATAGCATCGGAGAATTTTGCCATGGATTGTATTGCATTGTTCACTTCCTTGATGATTGCAGTAATAGCTTTTCTAACAAGCATGAAAGTGAACGTTTTCATGGTTCTCTTCCAGAACTGTTGTATTTTAGCCATGTGAGCCTTGAAGTTCTTTTGGAAGTTTTCAACGGTTTTACCCATGTTCTCAAACTTCTCTACATACTCACCTGCCGCCATCTGCAAAGGCTTTGTAAGGAATTTAAACAGACCTATTCCTTTTTCCGCTATGCCGCCAAATTTCTCAGATAATTCACCAAGAGCGTTGCCAAGTTCTACCACATTCTCAAGAACATCAGACATCGCAGTTGACTTTTCACCGCCACCGCTAATTGACTTCTTAAAGTCATCTACTTTCTTTGCTGCCTCATCGTAGCCTTTGGTGTATTTTATATACATATCTTCAAAGAATGGCATTTTACCACTTTCCATGTTAGAAAGGATTTCTTTGAATCTACGCATATCTTCAAATGCTTGTTTTATAGCACTTGATGCCTGCCTCGCTCCTTGTTCAACACCTTTAAAGGTTTCTTCTGGCAACCCTGTTCCTAAGTCAGGAATATGAAAATCACTAAATGACTCTACCGTGTTTTTAGCACTGCTCTTAATAGAATCAAATGCCTGTTTAGTGGCTTGTTCAAAACTCTTGAACTGATCTGGTAGGGCAAGCGCAGTTGTCCCCACCTCTTGTATGCCGGACTTCCAATTAACGAAAGATTGAGTTACGGCATCAAGTTTGGGCTGATCTGCGACAACACTTTCTAGGCTATTAAATAATCCTTTAGTAGCGTCCTGTGTTTGTATAACTGCAGGCAACATCTTCTCAAACATCGGAAGCCCAAGAGGCATTTCTTTTGCTCTGTTTGAGATATCCTCCATTATCCGAGCCGCATTATCCATGCCAAGGTCTGCTTTAAACATCTGCCCCAAGTTATCCCTGACATTGATAACTGCCGGGAGAAGCTTTTCTGCACTTGCTTTTACCTCTTTAAAGGCATAATCAATAGATTCAAGCCCCTGTACATCAGATGTAAAGCCAAACTCTTTAATTTCAGGATTGCCTGCGTTAGCATCTTCGCCTAAGATACGTTTCTTAGAATTAAAAGCACCGTCTAATGCCCTCTGTGCTTCTTGTGCCTGCTGTGCGACAACTGTTGCTGCATCGCCTATATCCTTTACTGCCTGTACTGTCTGTGTAGGTGGATTATTGTTTAGTTCTTTGACCGCCGACACAACATTTGACATATCAGGCAGATTAAGATTACTAATGGCCTTAAATGCATTGACAACGCCTGTAAGTCCTTGGTTAGTTCCTAATTCATTCTGTTCTCTTACAAGGGCTTTTAACTGTTCTCCCAGATCAACCACGCTGTTTTTAGCGTCATCTTCCCGTATTATTTTTGCTGAAACTGCGTCCTTGTAATTGACAGTAGACTCTTTAGCTAAATCAAGGCATCTTTTTACTTCTTTTAAGGCTTCTACATAGTTTATGGCCGTTTGCTGATCGCCGTAAAAAACAGGATTATTAGTCTTGGAGTATAGATTCTGAAAGAAACTATCTATATCCTGTACTCCCTTTTGTCCTGCAAGTAGTTTGGTAGACCCCAAAGAACCTAGTACATCTTTATATTTTTCATATTCCTCTTTAGTAGGAAATGCGTCTTTAATACTTTTTAGGGAAAAAACTTTGCCCGCTTTTTTCTCGGCCTGAAATATGTCTACAACTCTTTGCTCATTCTGCTCTAATTGCTTGTTGTAACGAGCATTCAGAGTAATAGCTTTATGAAGTCCTTTTGCAGCCTCTACATACATCTCTTGTGTAGGGATGGATGAATCCTTACTGCTTCTTTTTGTGGCTTCATAAAAAGAACTCAACGCAACTTCTATGTCCTTGATACCTTTTTGCGTCTTAATTCCAAATGAGTTTTGAATCTGCTTACTCATTCCACGCAAGGCATTAGATGTTGTTTTTGTTGATGTTCCAATTGTAGACAGCTTAGATACCGCATTGGCGAATTGTGTTACTTGACTTACATCCAACCCGCTTAATGCAGAATTGAGATTTTCTAACCCCTTTACGAGAGAATTTATGGCTTCTTCTGCTTTATGACTATCAGATTCTATTGAAATGGAAAGTTGTTCTAAATCTGCCATAACAATTCTCCTTAATAAAAAGAAGTAAGGCTTTGACACCTTACTTCCCTGATTTCTTCTGTAAATTGAAGTTTGCCATCTGGATTTCAAGATTGTGGAATAACTGTTCTGTCATGTTCTTCTTTTCGGATTCCGTCATGTTAGACTCATCTTTAATGCTCTGAGATAAGAACGGTTCTTTTAATACTTTGAAGTATTCTTTTGGCCGTTGTCCTTTTTTCCTAAAAGCATTACCCACGGCCAAAGATACAGCATCAAAAATATAGCCGCCTTGCAGCCACATCATTGCATCCTGTTCTTTTTTCCACAAATTGTAACCTTTGGCTATAACATTAAAACTTCTTGGGTTGAGTTTCCAGAATTCCTCATAGCTTATCCCCATTGCTATAGCTTGAGGGATAAGTTCAGCCTCATATCTTCTTCTCAAAGATGGATATGATCTTACTTCTCTTTCTTCTCCACCTTTGGAGTTTCCTCGCTCGGTGCTTTGCTGAGAGCCTGAAAAAAATCGGAATCGTTCATCTCATCTCCCATTACCTTATATAAGTCATTGAAGTTGCCACCACCAATTACATGCGCCTGTATCTCTGCGCCTGCTTCTTCTTTGCTTCCGTTGTAACAAAGTGCGAAATAAGCTCTAACCATACTCATAGGCTTATTTCTCATTTCCTGCAGCGGCACTCCATTATCTTCAAGATCACATACTGTATTAAAGTCAAATGGTTTTGCGTTATATCTCTTCCCGTTGATTGTAAATGTCCTCATAAATATCCTTTCCCCGCCAATGGCGATTTATAAGGGAAAGGGGCAGACCGTAGTCCGCCCCTGCCTTATCATTGTTGTTGTTCCAAGAATTCCTGAATGATATCTGCTTTTAATGTCTGAGTTATGGTATATCCCCTTGCGGTTGCTATATCAGTAATCTCACTTATTGTCAGCTCATTCAGTTCAGCTTGTGTAAACTGATACTTCATCTCCTGCTCATCAAGGAACTCGTCTACAATGTCAGATGTGGTTGTGCCTGTTATGGTATATCCTCTACTTGTTGCCAAGTTGAGAATTTCATCATCTGTCATGTCTGCTAAGTCTGATGCGTCAAGATAAGTAGTGGTCTGAACCGGGTTACTGCTCTGATTGCCACTGTTATCAGAGCTACTTACCCCGCCGTAGGACGAATAGCTGTGTCCATACCCTTGAACTCATTGATTGAAAGTCCGATCTCGATTGTTTGAAGCTCATTCTGTGCCATCTCTGACATAGGGAGCATCTTAGGAGGTTCTGCAACAATGTAGAAACTCTTTGTGAGGTAAGGACTCCAAACAACAAACCACATTGAAAGGTTCTTGTCCGCTCTGTCCTGATACGCATCGATAAGAGCTGTCCACTCAGCGATTGTGTCGTCTGTAGGATTTACAGTTACCGGCCATGATCCGCCTGTGTCCTGTCTACCTGCGATATATCTTGTAACATAATCTTCGAGTGCTGATGCATCAATCTGCTCTGTCTCAAGATCAATACCGCCGATGGAATTAATTCTTGTCAGCTTTGTGAATTTGGTAGGCTTTGTTCCGGCTGTTGTTTCCAACGCATAACCAAACTCAATTCCAATAGTACTTACTCCTGCAAGTGCCATGATTATTTCTCCTTTCTACAACTTTTCTATTTGTTGGTAGCGACTTTATAAGTCGGTATATAGAAAAAAGCCCTTATGGGCTTTAGTCTCTTGGAACTATATCTAAATCACCGCTTGCGATTACTCTAGTGCATCTTGTGATTGCAAAATACTTCTTATCAGAAGTTTGTGGGTCTGGGAACGATGAAATGTTAAAACGTAGGCTTTTCATTTGTTGGATGCAAGCCGTAATCAGTTTTCTACATTCAGCCTCAGAAATATTTGAAAATACTTGCAAGTCAAAAGTTGCTCTAATAGCAGGAACGTCTATATTTTCAAGATCATTTCCCATTTCAACAGGCGGCAATAGATGAACATATAATGTAGGAAAATCAACAATGTTTTCAACGCTTTCGCTTTGGCTAGAAGTAGTACAGTTCAAGTTTGGAAAAGGTGCATTTGCCCTTTCCACAAGTTGATACTTGAGATATGTAAATATCGTTGATTCAATTTCTGCATACCAAGTATCAGATACCATTACTGAACACCTCTCTTGCTATCTTGTCTATCTGACTAAGCATTGTCATGTCGGCAAAATACATGGGATATGTAGGATATTCACCTCTGCTGTGGTGCTTTACCCCATCTGGCGTAGTCCAATACCACCCCCATGAATCATAAGCGTGTTTTTGTCCGGGAAAAGTACCTTGTCCAACGCCTGATACATTCCATATGACGTTTGCAAGCCATCCTGAACCGAACTCGCTCATTAAAAGGCCGCTAACTTCTGCGGTCTTCTGGCCTCCTTTGACTATCCAAGTGCTTATAAAAGGCTGCTTGTCTTTACCAATCAACATCCCTATGCAGTGTGAACCGCCATTTTCAATCTCTTTGGTAAATTCAACATACCCTTCATAACGTCCTAAATGCTGATAAGCAACCTTAATTCCCTCGTCAATTAAGCGACTTACTAAAAGTTCACTTTTTACACTTAAAGAATCCCGGTATTTCTCAAGTTCCTTAATCGTGTCATTTATTGACTTGCTATTAAGGTTAATTTTCAGACGTTTCATTCTTTGGTATGGCCTCTAACATGCACTTCCAGAAGTATTGTCCCTCAGACATAACGCCTATAACCCTATAATCTGCTGATGTAGGGTCTGGCGTATTATCCTCAAGGTACTTCACATTTGAAGATTTCCATATTAATGTTCCTGTTTTAAACGGGTATTGTTCCCGTTTGTACGTCATCTTTGCGTTAGCATTGTTTTGTGTGCCAAACGCTTGTAACTCATCTTGGGTTAGACTCCCTGAGATAGAATTGTAAAAAGTTATCGGCCTAGAATAGATGTACCTGTATTCTCCCGTGGTTTTAGGAATCTGTTCACCACCAATAATGCGATATATGATATTCCCGTTTTCATCACGTTCGTAAATAGGTTCTCTTCCAACAATAATGGCATAAATCAGAGGTTGTCTTATTTTTCTTGGTGTTCTCATGGTGTCACCTCGCAATCGGATATACTCCGTAAAACAACTTGTCTCTGTCCTTATAGTGGATAGATGTACCATCGGCACTATAACTGCTCATACCCTCTGCACCTACCGCGTTATAGTCATATCTTGCGATATCCTCAACGTTTGAAAAGAAATTAGCCATATCTGTCTCAATCTGTTCTTTCGTATAGGTGGATGGATATTTTCTAGCCGCTTTCACTTCACGATATGCACTTTTTATCTTTGATTTAAGCAGATTATCGCTAAACAAATCCGCTTGTGCCGGGTCTGCCATGATTTCTGCACTTAATATCTCAAATATTTCATCCTGCATACCGTGTCACCTCATTAAAGTCCTAACTTCTCGATAAGATCAGCACGTATATCAGATGCCTCTCTGTCCTTGACCTCGATATCATGCTGTTTTGCTACAGATTTCAGTTTCATAAATGGCATTTTCTTAATTTCTTCTGCTGTCCATTCAGGGGTATCTACTTTTTCAACCTCTTCAACTGCATTTTCAGCCACTTTTTCACTGTTATCCTTTGGTAAAGCATTGACTTTGGCAATCAAAGGAACTCTCTGAAAGTTTCTCCCTGATGCCAAATCCTGTATACGATCCTCAGAAATATGCCTACCATCGTGAGGGAATACATCCCCCACGTGGTAAGCGTGTTTATCCTGTGCATCGTTAAAATCTCTTATAACGATATACATAACCTCTCCCCTTAACTCTTAGGCATCTGCACTTACTGTTACTGCGCATGTCTTAACAACTGATCCTGCAGTTACAGTTACATTCGCAGTACCCGCTTTAACGCCTGTGATAACACCATCATTAACAGTTACAACTGTATTATCAGATGAAGCCCATGTGTAAGCTGTTCCTGCCGGAGCAACCTTAGCCTTGATTGTATCAATTCCGCCAACAGGAATTGTGATTGATGTAGGATCAATAGTAACAGTAGGAGTGATTGAACCTCCGATTTTACCAACAACTACACCATCAATTCTCTCAGCGAAAAGAACGATACCAGATGTAACAGTATCCTTTGCTGTCATGTTGTCGTAATCAGGTACTTCATGGATTCCGATGTATCCAAGTTCATCAGATGTGAACTCAAATGCCTCGTCCAGATCAGCACCGTTTACAGGGATGTAGTAAAGAACAAGGTTCTCTTTGGCTGTTCCATAAACAGTGCCCTTTGGTACGTTTGAATTGAGAATTACTGTGCCAAGGCCAAGGAAGTTCTCAATGTAAGACATACCAAATACCTGCTGAACAGTAATCTGTGCAGAGCCAAGGTAATCAGCAACATCAAGAGGATTCATGAAGTAAACTGCTGCAATCTCAGTATCCTCAAAAAGTACCTGTAACTGTCCCCAAACTGCTGCAAGAGTAGCCTGAAATGTTGCGCCTGCTGCAAGTCCTGTACCCTGTCCAAGGAAATTAAAGAAGTACTTCTTAATGCCCTTCTGAACGTCCTTGAGCATCTCATCGGTTGTCATCTGAACTGCCTGATTGTAGCCCTTCTCAACGATTGCCTCTGCGGAAGTAGCTTTTCTCCACTTCTTCAATGTGATCTCGTCAAAGTTGATAGCTACTGTCTTGTAGTGTGAAAGAGGAATAATATCACCTTCTGCTACAAGTCCATCCTGCAGCGTTCCTGTTGCCTTGTACGCTTTAAGATTTGTTCCGGCCTGCTTTGGAATCTTTCTTGTTACTCCAAGAGCCTCAACAAGTTTCTTAATGCTATCGTTAAAACGATAGACGAAATCGATTTCCCTTGCTCTGGCAAGGTCATTCTTTTTGATAAGGTTTGTTTCTGCCATATCTTTCTTCCTTTCTACCGCTAACTTTATGCGGTCAGTGGCTACCCTGTGAGTAGTCAGTATTTTTTTAGTTAAATAAATCAAGATGTTTAGCAATTGCCTTTTGTCTTTCTGCCCTATCGGTAATCGCTAAAATCTCTTCTTTCGTCATTTTTGCGTCATCACCATCACCCATATTTACTCTGGGGCGAGATGCTTTCCACTCAGCCTCTTTTGCCTTTATGATTTCCTGAGTATGCTGCTTTTGAATGTCCGCAAGGGCATCCATGTCACCTTCAATCTCAGCTTTGGCCGCTTTCTGCGCAAGATCAGAATTCATACCCTGTAGGGTGTAACGCTTAAATGCCTCGTTCTCTGCCTTGTAAGACTCAAGTCCCTTTACGTATTCATCCTGTTCCTCTTTCGCTTGTGCGTCCTGTTCTGCCTTTAACTCAGCCTCACTCATCTTTGCTCTAAGTTGCTTTGTTGCATCCCCGGCTTTTTTTAATGCGCTGTCAAGATCAGCTTTCATCTTTTTCAG